CCCTCGTCTTCGGGACGACCGTGACCTGGACCGCGTACACGGTCGCCAGCCAACCGGCCGGGACCTTCACGAGCCCGGTATGGGACTACGACGGCTGGTCCTACCTGACCTGCCCGGCTATCCCCGCCCTCGGCCGAACCCTGTCCCTGGGCCCCACCGACCCGAACGCCGGCGTCGTGGTCCGCTACGACGACACCCGCACGGCCGTCACGACCCTGCACCAGGTCGTCGGGCGCCCCGACCCCATCCCGATCCTGCGGCCGGCGACGCTGCCCGCGGGCACCTTCGACGTCACCTAGGCCAGCCTGGCCGCCGCGCAGAACCTTCGGGACATGCTGGCCCGCGGCTACGTGTGGATGCTGCGCCAGTCCGACCAGCTCAACCTCGACTTCTACTTCGTGGTCATCGCCACGACCCTGACCCACTCCGACACCGACGTACGCACCAGCCCCCGCGCGGAGCGGCGCTGGACGCTGTCCGTGCAGTACGCGCAGGTCGCCGCCCCAGGCCCGGACATCACCGCCCTGCTCGGCTGGAGCTACGCCGTCGTGGCCGCCTCGTACACCAGCTACGGCGCCCTGCTGGGCAGCTTCGCCACGTACGCCGACCTCACCACCAGGCACCCGAGGTGAGCACCGCCCCGTGGGATCCCTCGACCGCGGAGCTCTACACGGCCGCCCACGCCCAACAGTTCAGCGTCACCTTCACCACCGCCGCCGGCACCCCGATCCCCGTGGACGTCAGCACCGCCGAGGTCACGATGGACCGGTCCTGGTCGCCGTACTGCCAGGGCGTCATCACCGGCCCCGTGCCCGATGACCAGGCCATCCTGGACGCCCTCGACCCGCGCCGCATGGTCCGCTGCACCGTCACCGCCGGCTACGTCCTGACCAACGGCGTGCAGGACGTGCACCCCCTGGCCGTGCTGTACCTGGCCGCGCGGGACGTCGACCGCCCCTCCAACACCCTGACCCTGTCGGTGCAGGGACCGGAATTCGTCTGGGACCGCTACATCCCGAACAGCCCCGCCTCGATCTGCCCGGGCGTCTCCAACCTGCAGGGCTACGACGACAACGCCCTGTCCGACGACGCGGTCGCCTACAGCCTGGCCGTCATCACCGGCGCCTCGACGATCGACGCGGCCACGATCCCCCCGGCGGGCTTCGACAAGGCCGGCGCCGTCAGCGTGGCCGGCTGGGGGTGGAAGACCAGCGAGCCCGAGGCCCTCCCCGAGATCTACCGCCCGTCCTACGGGCAGGCGTCCCTGGACTTCCTGCGCGAGATCGCCGCCCGGATCGAAGCCTGGTTCTACTGCGACGAGCTGGGCATCTGGCACCTGACATACCCGCCGGGCCCCGGCTCGGCGGTCGCGCTGCTGCAGGTCGGCGCGACCGGAACCATCATCGACTCGGTCACCGAGATGACCCGCGACGACTGGGCGAACCACGTCAACATCGTCTGGACCTGGGACACGAACAAGCTCGTCGTCGGCTACTCCGAGGTCATCTCCGGCCCCTACACACCCGCCGCCGCGGGCAGGGTCACCTACTACGAGGACCGCGACACCCCCATCACACAGGCGATCGCCACCCGGGTCTGCCGCACGATCCTCAAGAAACTGGCCCCCGGCGGCCGGATCATCACCCTCACCTCGGCCGCCGCCTACTGGGTGCGGCCCTACGACACGGTGACCATCCAGCTACCCACCGGACCCCAGGAACGGCACCAGGTCGCCTCCGTCACCTACCGCCTGCACGAGGGGTCGATGCAGCTCACGACGTTCCTACCCATCGACCCCGCCAGCATCGGAGGCTGACATGCCGCTGACCACCAACGGCCTTCCCTACCCGGCCGACACCGCCGCCCCCAACGTCCCCGCCGACATCCAGGCCCTCGCCGAGGCCCTCGACCCGCAGGCGGCCCCGACGATCTGGGCGCACTTCCAGCGCACCACGAACCAGACGATCCAGAGCAGCGTCCTGACCCCCGTGGTCGGCACGCTGCTCACCGCCAGCGGCGTCGGCTACAACGCCTCCTCCGGTGCCATGACGATCGGCACGAACGGCCTGTACCTGCTGACCGGCTGGATCACGTGGCTGGTCAACGCCACCGGCATCCGCGCCGCGTACTGGTACAGGGGCAACCCGGTCGGCTCGGCGGCCCGCCTCAGCCGTGCGATGGCCGCCGGCTCCGCCGCCGGGCAGGTCACCACGACCAACACCCACGTCATCCGGTGCGTAGCCGGCGACGTGCTGTGGTTCCAGGCATACCAGACGGTCGGCTCGCCGCTCGACCTCGACGGGACCCTGCAGTCCACCGGCTTCGAAGTCGCCCGCATCTCACCGTAGGAGGACCACGTGTCGTACCTCGCCCAAGCTGAACTCGTCAGCGACTACGCCTACCAGCAACGCCTGACCGCCTGCACCAGCGAACAGGCCGCCACCTTCAAGGACGACCCCGACCCCGCAAACGCGGCCCTCGCCGGCCAGATCCTCGCCGACGCCGCCGCCGGCGCGTCCTGGTTCCTGTGGCCGGTCGCCACCGCACCCGGCTTCGGCGACGCCGGCGGCCAAGCCAACATCCAGGACGGGCAACTCCTGGCCGCCGTCCAGGCCCTGTGGCCCACCGTCGCCGCCGTCCACCCCGACGAGCCCTGACGGGGGCAGAGCCACGATGAGCGTGAACATGCGCGATATCGCCGACGTGCTGCGCGCCGCGGGCGTCCCTGTCATCGAGGAAGGCGACTGGCAGCACCGGGGCACCGGCGGCAGCTTCGACGCGCAGAGCATCATGGTGCACCACGATGCGAGCCCGCCGGGCAGCTCCTCGCCCAGCGCCGACTACATCATTTCCAACCTGCTCGCGCAGCTATGGCTCGACTACTACGGCACGTGGCATATCTGCGCCGCCGGCCGGATGAATCACGCCGGGAAAGGCTCATGGCCCGGGGTCCCGACAGACAACGCCAACGCCACGTTCATCGGGCTCGAGTGCGACCACACCACGAACGAGCAGTGGACCCAGGACCAACGGCAATACGGCATCCGCGGCCTGGTCGCCCTGGCCGACTGGCTGGGCATCCGGGACAGCATCGACGACCTTCTGCGACACCTGATCGCGCACAAGGAATGGGCGCCTGACAGGAAAGTCGACCCCGACCCCCTGGACATGGACGACCTGCGCGCCGTCATCCTCAACCCACCGACGGAGGACGCACCCGTGGACACCATCCAGCTCCGATCTGACGACCATGCCCCGATCGACTCGACCGCCTGGACGGCGCTCGTGGTCGACGACGACACCGGCAGCGCCGACCTGCTCAAGGGCCCCGCATCCTGGTTCATCGTCACCTTCCAGGTCTACGCCTCCGGCCCCGCCGGATCGAAGCTGAGCCTGCGGCCCTACCGCAAGCACGACGACGGCACCGACTCCGACCTCTACACGATCCGCGACTACGTCCTGGACGAGCAGGACTCCGCCCGATTCGACCTCACCATGTCGGGCAACCTGCCGGCCGGGCAGCGGCTGCGCGTCAGTGCGAAGGTCGCCGCCGGCACCGCCGTCTCGGTCACCGCCGTCCGCGCCCAGGTCGCCACCTTCTGACCGCAGCCGTGTGGACCTGCTCAAGCTCGCCTGGCTGGTGGTGTGGCGGCTCCTGATCCGGCCACGCGGCCGCGGCCGCCACACCACCGTAAAACGCCGCGTACAGCGCCCCCGGCACCGCAAGATGCACCGGCGCTGGACCCGGCTATAGCCCGGCCAGGCCCCGCACCGTGCGGGCAGGGACGACGAGCGTGCCCCGCGGCCCCCACGGCACGGCCCCCAGCTCCTCGGCGTGACGCCGGATCGCCGTCTCCGGGATCCCCAGGAACCGCGACGCCTCCTCGAGGGTGAGCAAGGCAGGGTGCTGGTCGAGGGCGTCCGCCAGGCTCCCGCCTTGCGCCGGGTGCCCGTTCGCCGACGTGACAGGCACCATGTCACCCTGACGTGTCACTGACACGTCAGGTGACATGGCAGGGCTGTCACCCAGGCGAACCTGCCGGACGGCGTCCGCCGGGATGAACCAGCGCCCGTCCGGCGCCTTGCTCGCCGAGGGCAGCTCGCCCGCCTTCAACCAGCGCAGCACCGTGCGCTCGGCCACCCCGATGTGCTCGGCGTACTGGGCAGCATTCATCCACCAAACTCCTAATCTCATGATCTGTGGCTTAGGACCCGAATTGGTCCCTGACCTAGGCCGACGCGGCGATGTCACCCTGACGTGTCACTGACTTGTCAGGCTCGATCTCCAGTGCGCTCATCCGCGACGACGCTGTCGCGACTAGAGCTCGCCCCCGGACATCACTGAGCCTCACGTAGCGGCGGGTGGTCTCCGGGCTCGCGTGCCCGAGCAGCTCGGCCAGGCTCAACAGGTCCGAGGTCTCCTCGTACGTGACCGTGGCGAACCAGTGCCGCAGGGAGTGCATGGTGTACCCCTCATCGAGCCACCCGCCGACCACCTTCCCGACCCACCTGTCGGACAGGTGACCGTTGATCCGGCCCGGGAACACGTGCCCGCGCGGACGGCGCAGGAGTTCCTTCGCCAGGATCGGCGGCAACGGCACGACCCGTTCCTTGCCGCCCTTGCCGTGCACCACCAGGGAGTATTCGCCGCGCTTCGTGCCCGCGATCACGTCGCGGGTGTGGACCTGGGCGACCTCGGCCCGGCGCAGCCCACACTGCGCCGACAGCCGCAGCATGAGCACGTCCCGCTCCGGCGCCTGCTTCACCGCCGCCTTCAACACGTCGTCGTCGCACGGCCGCGGCCGCGGCACACCGGCCCGCACCACAGGCAGCCGCAGCGACGGGTCATGGTCGGTGCGCTCGGAGCCGACGCCCCACCGGTAGAAGCCCTGCAACGTCGTCCGCACCGAGCGCCGGCGCTCCTGGCTCCAGTCCCTCGAGGCCATCCACTCCAGCAAGTCATCCGTCGACAGCCGCCACGGGCTCCGCCGACCAGCCCACCGCGCCAACAGCCGCAACTGCTGCCGACGGGCATCCAACGTCGCCGGACGGCGCCCAGCGCCCTTCAGCGCCAGCAACCAGCCATCGATCTCACGCGCCCACGTAGGGGTGGGCTCCCTCAGAGTCGTCATGCCCAACCAGCGCTCAGCGCTTCGAGGTAGGCGCAGCGGTTCTCGGCCTTCCACACGCTGTGCTCGCGCAGCTCATGACGGCGGGCGTTGGCAACGCCGACGATCTCGGCGATCGCCTCGAAGGCGTACCGGTACTCCTCCGGGTAGTGGCGGTACGTGCCGACGATCGCCTTCGTGAAGTTCTGAACCTCGAAGTTGAGGTCGTCCAGCGTCGCGACGCGCAGAAGCCGCCCGGTGATCCACCCGTCATCGTCGAAGTAGAGCTTCATGCCGCCGGCCTCAGTCACTTCGGCACGTCCTGGCATGTGCTCCCACGGGGACCACGACGCCACATCCGACCGCAGCGCACGCAGATGATCGGCCATCCCGGGACCTGGCCATCCTCGAGGACGTGCTCTGTCCAGAAAGCGTCGCTCATGCCGCCAGCGCCAGGTCACTCGTGCGGACGGCGCCGCCTCGTGAGGAGCCCCAGGACGCCCTAGGGCGAGGTCGACGCCGTCCGAGGAGGGCGACCCGTAGGTAGCGCCAAACTCCCAACCAGAAGGTTAGGGGTTCGAGTCCCTTCGGGCGCACCGTCTCTTCCTCGCCGAACAACCAGCCCACCGAGACCCCCAGGGTCTCGGCCAGGGCGACCAGGTCACCGGCGAACCATGCACTCTCACCCCTGAGCCGACGCGACAACGTCGACTGAGTGATGCCCAGCGTGGCAGCCAGTTCCGTCTGAGGGATCTTCCGGCGCCACAGCACGTGGTGCACCCGCTGGCCGATGAGGACGTCAATCTCTGCCCGCTGCACGGTCGCTGCCATCCACCGATGATGGGTCCTGACGACATCATGCGTCAACACGCCGCGCCATAAGTCCATGATTGACACAGCATGCATGAGGTGCATAGCGTGACGCCACATGACGTCCCGTGATAACCGACGCACTACACCTGAATCGGACGACTGGCTATCCGTCACGTCCGCCGCAGCTCTGCTCAGCGTCAGCCGCCGCACGATCTATCGCTACATCGAGGCCGGCTACCTCCAGAAGCGAACGCTGCCGGGCAACCGCGTGCGCCTCGCCCGTGGGGAGGTCCTGGCACTTCTCAAGGAATCGCGAGCCTCGGCATGAGCACCCGGCGAACCAGGCCCGGAGAGACGATCCTCTACCCGCCCAAGCTCGGCACCACGACCGTGCCCAACGCAATGATCTTCGACGAACGCCTCGGCTATCTGGCGCTCGGCCTGCTCATGACGATCCTGGCGCGGCCCGAGAAGGCCCCCCAGGGATACCGCGCCTACATGCGCCGCGGTGTCGGCCAGGACGCGATCCTGACGGCGTTCAAGCAGCTCGCCGCGGCCGGCTACCGGCACCAGATCATGCGTCATGCCGCAGACGGGCGCGTCGAGACGTACACGATCGTGGCCATGGAACCCGTCCCCGCGAAGGTCGCCAAGGACTGGCTCGAGGAACGGCTCAAGGACGAGAGCCGTGCATGGCATTCCCGTGCACGGTCCGACCTGCAGAAATACGCTCTCAGACAGCGTGAATCGGGCGAAACCGCAGGTGACGCCGTGCATGGCAAAGCCGCGCACGGTCCGCCGATGCATGGTCCAGCCGTGCACGGCGAGGCCGTGCACATCCCTACGGGATCCAAAGGGACTTCTACTCACTACGTTCGTGAAGTCCCCGGGGAAGAAACCAAAGCCGACGACAATCCACAGGCAGAGTGCGAGCACGGCGAACCGCTGGGCCTCAACGCAGCCGGTGTCATCCGCTGCCCTCAGTGCCGACAACGAGCCAAGCTCGCCGCCGGCAAGGGCGGGCCGTGATGGATCGCGCTCACGTCTCGCAGCACCTGCGCGACCTCGAGCCGCTGCTCGACGACCTGCCCCCGCTGCTGAGCCTGGTGATCCTGGCCAACGGATCAGGCCTGGCCGTCGCCCATCCGATGCTTGAGTCCGCCCACCGCGGCACGTTCGCCGAGCAGGAGGCCGCGCTACGTCTCGTCCGGGCCTGCCTGGTAGATCTCGCCGCCAACTTCGAGGCACGCATCGAGCTGATCATCCGAGCCTCGGCACAGGACAGGGACGTCCACACCGTCATCGAGTCACTGTGATGACGTGGCCAGCGTCGAGCACGGGTGGACGGCGGGCGTCGCCGCCAGGGCCCGCCGCTACTGGGCGGTGCAGTTGGCGGCCGCCGGCGAGCTGCCCTGCTGCCGCTGCGGCGTGCCCGTGCAGGTCGAGGACCTGTGGGATGTGGACCACGTGACCCCGCTCAGCGCCGGCGGGTCGCTCGGCCTGGACAACCAGGCCGTCAGCCACCGCACCTGCAACCGCCGCCACGGCCAGGCCCTCGCGACCGCGGCCGCCGCCGTCCAGTCCGCAGCGACCCGAGGGATCCGACCATGGTGAGGACACCGTTCGTGACCATCACGACGACCGAGATCGCCGAGCTGTGCAAGCGCCTCGGCCACGACCCGGCCCGCGTCGCCCGCATCACCATCGAGCCCCACGTCGTCGTCGTCGAGTACGAGCACCCCGTCATCGGTGCCGACCCGGCCGACCCGCTCGACGTGGTGCAGCACCCGACGGTCAGGGAGGAGCGAGGCCGGCATCCGCGGACGAACATCGTCGACCCTCCGCCGCCGCCCGCTGGCCCGGCAAGCGCAAGCGCCTGGATCCCCGATGCGTGAGGCGCTGCGTAGCGACGTACTGCACGTGAAGACCCGGACTGGTTCATCGTCGTCCCGAAGCCTGGTGCTCTGGCGTGAAGCGTGAAGCGTTACGTGAATCGCGTAACGCTTCAACTCTCCGTCACCTCTGTGACGTACAGTGAGCGTGGATTCTTTGAGAGAAACATCTGAACACCGGCCTCTTCTCTCCACTTTTTCTCCCCGGGCGGTGAGCATGGTCGCCGAGCCACTCCGTGCGAGCCCCGCAGAGGGCGTCGATGCGGCCCGTGACCTGCTGCAATGCGGTGTCGAGGCATTGGATCAGCGCGTCCTTCCCCAGGCCTTCGCGTTCTCCGACGTCATCGGATCGCACTCGGTTACTACGAGTGACGGATTTCCGCTGCTCGACCACCCCGAGGTCGTGATCGTCGCCCCGCGCCGGTGCAGCAAGACCAGCTCGATCCAGGCCACCCTGGTCGGGCGCATGATGCGGGTCAGCAAGTACGCGATCATCACCACCGCGCAGACCGGGCTCAAGGCCCGAGCCCGGTTCTTCGACGTGGCGATACCGCTGCACAAGGCCGACCCCGACACGTGGCCGCTGTGGAAGGCCGCCGGGCGGGAGTGCCTGGAGTACGCACCCACCGGAGCACGCTGGGACGTGGTCGCGCCCAAGGGCGACAAGTTCCGATCCGAGGGCGCCGACTGCGTATGGGTCGACGAAGCCCAGGAGTTCGAGGACGAGGAGACCGTCAGGGACCTCCAGGCCGGCATCGAACCGACCCTGGACACCAGCCCTTACCCGCAGCTCATCATCTCCGGCACCCCCAAGGCCAAGGCCGGGATGCTGTGGGACGCCCTGCAGCGCGGCCACGAGGGCGAAATCGGGATCGTCGAGTACGCCGCCGACGAGGACGACGACCCCGACGACGAAGCCGTCTGGCACCGCGTCCACCCAGGCATCGGCACGCTGACGACGATCGAGCGGATGCGGGACCGCCGCAAGAAACTCGGCCGGCTCCTGTTCGGCCAGGAGTACCTGTGCCTGTGGCAGGACGCCGCCGCGACCAGACTGCTGCCCCCCGGCCCCTGGGCGGGCTCCTGCCGCGACGTGGCGCCTTCCCGACCCGACCGGATCGGCCTGGGCTTCGAAGTCGCCCTGGACGGCTCCTACGGGGCTGTGGTGGGCGCTTGGCGCGACGGCGACGGGCGGGCCTGGTGGGAACTGCTCGCCGTGCGCTCCGGAGCCGGGTGGCTGCCGATCTTCCTGGGCGACCTCGCCCGCCGCCGGCACCTGCCCATCTCCTACGACGCGATCGGGCAGAACCTGCAGGTAGCCGAGGCCCTGACCCGGATCCGGCCCCGGCCGCGGCTGGACCCGATGAACACCCGCCAGATGATCGCCGCCTGCCCGCCGGTCTTCGACGAGCTGCACGGCGGCCGCGTCCTGCACGTCGACCAGCCCGACCTGACCACCGCGATGGCCGCGGCCGCGAAGCGCTACCTACGTGACGGCGGCTGGGTGTGGAACCGCGAGGCCGGCGGCCCCGCGATCGCCCCGCTGATCGCCGGGACCGTCGCCCTCGCCGCCTTCGACCGGCTCCCGGCGAAGGTCGAGACCCGCATCGTCGTACGCACCTGAAACTTCGTTTCAGAGTTTCGGATCGGGAGGAACGCCGCCGCTGAGCACGGGCCTGGTCAAGATCGTTCGGGTGCGATCAGTCTGCGATCGTGTGGAGCTTCACCCGGATCCGGGAGCTGCAGGCCGCCGCCGGCCTGGAGGCCGGCAACGTCACGCCCCACGACCCGACCCGGTACCCGCAGGTGGCCTCGCCCATCGGCCCGGTCATTCCGACCCAGTACCTCAGCGTGGCGGCCCTGTTCCCCGAGGGCATCCCCGTCATGGGACGCGACGCGGCCCTGTCGCTGCCGCCTGTGGCCAAGGGCCGTGACGCGATCCAGGCGATCTCGACCCTGCCGCTGAACGCCTACCGCGGCGATGCGCTCCTGGCCCCGCAGCCGGCGTGGCTGCACCGCTCGGCGTACGGGTCGCCGTGGCTGCGGATGCAGGCCACCCTCGACGACCTGATCTTCGACGGCGCGGCCCTGTGGTGGATCGACCGCGGCACCCGCACCACGATCCTCGACGCCCGCTACGTCGAGCGCGACGAGTGGGAGATCGACCCCGATGGGCTGATCCTCGTCAACGCCGACACCGTCGCCCCCGAGCAGGTCTGCCTGTTCACCGGCCCGATCCCCGGCGGCCTGCTCACCCGCGGCCGCACCACGATCCGCGCCGGCCTGGACCTGGAGGCCACCTGGGCCGGGCGGGTCGCCTCACCCGCCCCGCTGGTCGAGCTGCACCAGACCACCGACGACACCCTCGAGCCCGAAGAGATCGAGGCGATGCTGTCCAGTTGGTCGACCGCCCGCCGCTCCCAGACCGGCGCCGTCGCCTTCACCCCGTCCAACATCGAAGCCCGCATCCACGGCCAGTCGATGGCAGACCTGCTGATCGCCGCCCGCAACCAGCTCGCGGTCGACGTCGCCTCGCACATGGGCCTGCCGGTCGCCACGACCAACGCCTCACTCGCGACCTCGACGCTCACCTACAAGACGCAGGCCACCGAGACCACCGCCCTGACCGAGGCCCTCATCCCCTGGCACACCGCGGTCACGGCCCGGCTGTCCGAGGACGACATCACCCCCACCACGACCCGCATCGGCGTCGACACCAGCCGCTTCGCCGCGCCCACCGGCGCGCAGACCGAGGACTGACCATGAGACTCCACGGCACCCTGCTCGCCGCCGACCGGGACTCCCGGCTCCTGCGGTACCGGCTCCTGCCGTTCGGCGAGGCCGGCTACACCAACGTCGGGAAGATCACCGCCGCCGCCGGCACCCTGACCTACGCCCCCATCGAAGAGTTCGTGCTGAACCTCGAGCACGAACGGACCCGGCCCCTCGGGCGCGGCGTCGAGATCGCCGAGACCCCCGGCGGCGTCGACCTGGCCGTGCGGGTCCTGGCCACCAGCGCCGGCGACGACCTGCTCATCGAGGCCGACGAGGGAGTGCGCACCGGAATCAGCGTCGAGGTCGACGACCCCGTCGTCCGCGGCGGCCGACTCCTCGGCGGCCGCGTGAGCGGCGCGGCCGCCGTGGTCGACCCCGCCTTCACCTCCGCCCGCCTGGTCGCCTCCGAGCTACCGGACGCCGCCGACGAAGGCCGCCACGTCCACCCTGACACCCCTGACACTGACAGCCCTGACACCCCTGACACGTCACCTGACAAGGACGCTCCGACCAGCGACGACGACCCTGACACCCCTGACACTGACAGCCCTGACACCCCTGACAAGGACGACGAGAAGGAAGGGTCCGACATGGACACCGACACCGTGGCGACGGCCCCCCGACTCGCCGCCGGACGCAAGCGCCAGGCCGATAAGCCGCTCACCTTCATGCAGGCCATGCACGCGATCGTGCGGCTCAAGGCCGGCGACAACTCCGACCTCGCCCGCCTGGAGCCCGCCGCCCAGCTGTTCGCCGCGTTCGGCGACGCGACGACCTCGGTGACCTCCGCCGACGTCGACGCCGCCAGCCAGCCGCAGTGGCTCGGCGAGATGTGGTCCCCCGCCGAGTTCACCCGCCGGATCATCCCGCTGATCACCAGCGCCCCCCTGACGTCGCTGCGGATGCAGGGCTTCAAGTGGGTGGAGAAGCCGACCGTCGCGAAGTACGCCGGCGCGATCGCCGAGATCAACTCCACCCCGGTCTCACTGGCCCCGGTGAACGAAGCCGCCCAGCGCTGGGCCGGCGGCAACCGCCTCGACCGCGCGATCTTCGACTTCCCCGACGCCGGCGTACTCGCCTCGTACCTGCGGATGCTGAACCTCGACTACGCCCAGAAGACCGACCTCGACTGCCTCGCCGTCCTGCTCGCCGAGGCCACCCCGGTCACCCCCGGCGCAGTCCCCGACGGGCAGGCCCCCGGGTGGGCCGCGATCATCGACGCCGCGATGGGACTCATCGAGTTCGGCCCGCCGGGCTTCGCGGTCGTCGCACCGGACCTGTGGCGCGACATGGCCTTCACCACCGATGACGACGCCCTGTCGTTCCTGACCCAGTCCCTCGGCCTGACCGAAGGCGCCGTCGCCGGGTTCCGGATCGCGGTGCACCCCGACGTCCCGGACGGGCAGGTCCTGGCCGGCATCAAGGCCGCCGCCACCCACTACGAGCTGCCCGGATCCCCACTGCGGGTGAACGCCGCCGCGATCGCGGTCGGCTCGATCGACGAGGCCGTACACGGCTATGACGGCACGATCGTCCACGACCCGCGCGGCCTGGCCCTGGTCACCACCGTCCCGGTGCTGCCCCTGGCCGACGACGCCTCGTCATCCCGCAAGAGGACCGCCAAGGCCTGACATGTCACTGACATGTCAGGGCCTGACAGGGCGAGGGAGGTGGAGCGGTGGCGCTGATCGGGTGGGTCGACACCGACGGGATCGAGGGGCTGTGGCCGGACTCGGTCACCCTCAGCCCGGAGGACGTCGCGGCGCTGCTGCAGTCCGCCTACGAGCAGGTGGTCGTGTACGCGCCCGCATTGCCCGACGCAGCGGTCGTACCTGAGCGGTACCGGCAAGCCCAGCTCGCCCAGGCCCGCGACAACTACAGCGCCACCCGCTCCGGGGACGGCGAGGTGATCGGCTTCAACGGCGACTTCGCCATCCGCGTCCGGCCCCTGTCCACCCAGGTCAAGCAACTTCTGCGGCCGCGGCCTGCCGTCCCCCGGGTCGGGTGAGGACCGGTGTCGGCGCTCACCGAGGTCGCGAAGGTGGTAGCCCCGCTGGGCTGGCCGGTGCTGGGCCGGCTACCGGAGAACGTCACCGGCCTGACCCTGTGCATCACGGTCGCCAAGGTCGAACACAGCCCGGCCCTGCCCCGGCAGTGCCGCGACTGGACCATCGACCTGCTCGTGCTGTCCGCGCTGCAGGACCCCGAGCACGCCGACCTCGAGCTCGAGGACGCCGTCGACGACGTGCTCGACGCGATCGACAACGCACAGCCGTTGCGCTGGACGACCTCGGAGCGGGTCGTCCTGGACGAGACCTACAACGCCCACCGGATCGCCGTGGTCATCACCATGCAGACACCAGGGAGCTAGCCATGCCAGTCATCCCCATCGCCCCGTTCGTGCTCAAGGACGTGACGCTACAGATCGACACCGACAACTTCGAGATGCACGTGTCGCAGGTCGAGTTCGTGCCCGCGGCCTCGACGCAGACGTGGAAGGGCCTCACCCCGTCGGCGGTGTTCACCGACCAGGCCTCCCCGACCTGGACCTGCACCCTCGCCTACGCCCAGGACTGGTCAACCGTGGAGACCCTGTCCTCGTACCTGTACGCGCACGAGGGCGAGGTGAAGTCCGTGACGTTCGTGCCCGACGTCAACTCCCCCCAGGCGTCCTGGGCCGCGGACGTCATCATCAGCTCCGGCACGATCGGCGGCACCGTCGACGCCTTCGGGGTCGGCACCGTCAGCCTCGGCGTGCAGGGCCGCCCCGTCCCGACCTACCCCGTCATCCCCTGAGCCCTCATGGTCGTGAAGGTCGGCGACGACCGGGCGCTGCAGGCCGCCGTGCTCGCGTTCAAGGCGGCCGACCGAGACCTGCGCAAACGCATCAACGACTCGACCCGTTCCACCTTCAACGACCCCTGGCGCTCCGGGATCGCCGGCCGCGTCCGAACCCCGCTCGAGCGCCGGGTCCTGGCACCGGGCGCCCGGATCGCCGCCGGGAACCCGCCCACGTTCGTCGCCGCCAGCTCCCGCCGGGCGCTGCGCGGCGGCCTCGTCCCGGACGTCACGTGGCCGGGCGTCGAGTTCGGCGCCGACCAGAACCGCATGAAGGGCCGGCGGCACACGACGCGGCAGCTACCGGCCCGCCGTCCCAAGGGCCCGGTGTTCAACACCGTTGCCGACATGGCCCACCGGGTGCCGCGGCTGTGGGCTCAGATCATCGTGAAGGTCTACAGCGACGCCGCCGAGGGCAGGTGACGACGTGGGCATCAAGATCCCCTTCGCCGCCGATACCAGCGACTTCCTTCGCGGAACCGACGACCTCGGCAAGGCCCTCGACGATGTAGCCGACAGCCTCGACGACCTCAGCAAGGCCGGGTCTGACGTCGACGAGAAGGTCGGCGGGGACCTGGAGGCTGTGGGCCTGGCCGCCGACGCGGCCGCCGAGAAGGTCGAACAGTCGTTCAAGTCGGCCTTCGACGCCGTCGCCGCGCAGGGCCGTACCAGCACCAGCAAGGTCAAGGCCGACGTCGACGACGTCGGCTCGCGCGGCTCGGCGACGCTGCAGGAGTTCTCCGCCGAGGCCAAGGCCAATGTCGCCGAGACCGTCTCCAGCTTCGACGGGTCCGCCTCCAGCGCGGTTGACGCCATCCAGGGCACGTTCGGTGGCCTGGTGTCGGCCCTCGGCCCCGCCGGCGTCGTCGGTGTGGCGGCCGCCGGCCTGGGCATCGGCATGGCCAAGAGCCTGTTCGCCAAATCCGCCGAGGCAGCCGAGGCCCTGCGCGAGCAGATCTCCGGGATCTTCGACGAGCTGCGCTCCAACGAAGGCGTTCTGACGAAGGCGTTCCAGGCCGACCAGATCGCCGACCTGATCGACGACACAGAGCGGATCAAGGACATCTTCGGTGTCGACCTGCCCACCGCCGCGAAGGTCTTCGGCGACGACTTCGACACCATGCTGCAGGGCCTGACCGGCGGCAGTGAGGACGCGGCCGCCGCGTCCGACCTGCTGCAGAAGCGCTGGCAGGAGGCCGTCGACTCCGGCCAGACGTACGTCGACGAGGGCGGCAACGTCATCCTCGCCAACCAGGACATGGCCAAGTCCTACGGCGGTCTCCTGGTCGCGTTGAAGGACCAGGGCGCGGCGGTCGAGGGCGGAACCACCGCCTACCAGATCTACGCCGACGCCACGAAGGGCATGACCGAGGCGACGGAAGACAGCACCGAAGCCGTCGAGGACGAGACGAGGGCGTTGGAGGAGAACCGCGGGCTGAAGGTCGACGCGGCCGCCGCCACCCTCGACATGAAGGACGCCATCGACGACGCCACCCAGGCCATCAAGGACAACGGCACCTCGCTGTCGGACAACACCCGCAAGGGCCGGGACAACCGCCGGAACATCATCGAAGCGATCGAGGCGATCAACGGCTGGGGGCAGGCGCAGGTCGACGCCGGCGCCGACGTCGACTCAGTGAACCGGCGGATGAAGGAACAGCGCGACGCCCTGGTCGAGACCCTCGTGAAGCTCGGCCTGAACCGGACCGCGGTCGAGAAGTACATCGACAAGCTCGGCGGGATCCCGGCCAAGAAGAAGACCGACGTCGAGGTCACCGACAACGGCAGCATCGCCTCTACCCAGCGGGACATCGACAACATCAAGTCATCCGGGGTTCCGGTGCCGGTCGAGCCGGATATGCGCGGCTTCGACGCCTCGGTGCGCAAGTACCTGAACGGCAAGAGCTACCACGTGCAGATCGCACCACGTACAGGGAAGTCGGTGCCGACGTGACCGCGGCCATCACCATCGTGAATGTCGGCCCGGCCCGGGTGCGGCTGCAGGTCGTGGAGACCGGCGCCGGGGACACCCGCACCAACCGGATCGTGCGCACCGACGTCAACGGCACCCGCAACGTCCGGGTACCGGCGGGCCTGTTCCCGCTGGCCGCCGGCACCACCCTGATCAACGACTACGAGGCCGCCCTGGTCTCCGGGACGACCGTGACCTGGACCGCGTACACGGTCGCCAGCCAACCGGCCGGGACGCTCACGAGCCCGGTATGGGACTACGACGGCTGGTCGTACCTGACCTGCCCGGCGATCCCCGCGCTGGGGCAGACCCTCGCGTTGGGCCCCACCGACCCCGCCGCCGGGGTCGTGGTCCGCTACGACGACACCCGCCAGGCCGTCACGACCCTGCACTACGTCGTCGGGCGCCCCGACCCCATCCCGGTCCTGCGGCCGGCGACGCTGCCCGCGGGCACCTTCGACGTCACCTACGCCAGCCTGGCCGCCGCGCAGAACCTGCGGGACATGCTGGCCCGCGGCTACGTGTGGATGCTGCGCCAGTCCGACCAGCTCAACCTGGACTTCTACTTCGTGGTCATCGCCACGACCCTGACGCACTCCGATCAGGAGGTCCGCACCAGCCCCCGCGCGGAGCGGCGCTGGACGCTGTCCGTGCAGTACGCGCAGGTCGCCGCCCCAGGCCCGGACATCACCGCCCTGCTCGGC